GTCTTTTTAAATCTGCTTCGAAAAGTTCTTCATTCATGTAAGCCTCCTAATTAATTGAAATAAAAAAGAATCCTCTATACAGTAGGTTCTGCTCCTTCTACTACTCCACTCTGTTTAATTATATAATCCTCTACTGCTTTTCTATACTCTGTGTTAGTTACGTCATCTAATTCAAATTCTCGATTTTTTAAAGGATTTAAGCCTCTACTTAAAATCCTCTCTGCTAATATTCTTACTACAACATTATTTATATTCATTATAATAATCCTCCTACTTTTTCATTTTCATTTAGTAATAATTGGTTTTCTAACTCTTGTATTCTCTTTTCTTCTTCTGAAACGAATATTGGTATTTCTTCCAAAATTGGTTCTTTCGTTTCTATATTTATACCTGTAATTCTATTTTTTGTATAATCTATACTTCCATACTCAATGTCAATGCAATGCAATTCTGTTATTTCATCATGTTCTAATATATCCCCTGTTGCTTCTCCAGTTTGTAAAAGTATTTTGCCTGTTTGGTCGTAAATTATTCTATTTGCTCTATTCATTTTATCACCTCATTTATTTAAATTTTATAGCACACCAATTAAAATTAACTGGTATATTAGTGTTATATGCAGGCAGATTAAGACCAAGATTAGTATTATACCAAACATCCTGCTCTTCAATATTGAAAATATCACCTTTAACGCTAAAGGTATTAACATCTATTTCACGACTAAAACATAAACGAATAGTAAAATCTTTAGTAAAAACACCGCAAGAAGCAAAAATAAGATGTTTATAAAATTTACCATCATAAATATATTCGCATTCAGCAATAAAAATATTAGGAACAGATTTAAAACCTCCAACCCTAATCCAATAGCCAGGATACATACCAGATGCCTTTCCATAAAAATTAGCTATACAAATACTATTGCCAATGAGAGTGGTAACACCACTAAAATATTGATACTTAGTATTTAACTGTGTTATAGTATTATTAGATTGCGTTAACTGATTCATCAAATCTTGTACACTAGCGTCAGAACTATCAAAAGAAGTTTTAATTTTCTCTGATAACTCCACAAGTGTATTATTCAAACTTGCTTCTATATTCTTTAATGCTAAAGTATTTATAATACTTGTTTTACCAGTTTTAAATCCTGCATTAACTTCTGTCAGTTTTGTTGATATATCATTTAAATTTACATTTTCGGGCAGTGGCATTATATTCTTACTTATACTTAACACTTTTTCTGCTGTAGCATTATTACTGTCTGTAACAACTATCTTAAGTGTGTGTAGTGCATTATCTTCTAATGTATAGTTAATTGTTTTTTCAAGAGTTAAATCTGTTGTGATAGTTTCTTTTAATACATCATCTATAAAGTATTCTATTTTAGTTAACAATGCTGGGTCTGTGTGGTCGGCTTTGAATGTTGCTGTAGTTGAGTTATAAGAGGATACGGTTAAAAAAGGTAATGCTTGTAGTAATGTTATTAGGGCATAACCATAAGCACCAGCAGTATTTCCACCAGATTCCATAACAACATTATCAAAATAATATTCAGATGTTGGTGTGTAGCCAGTAGGCTTATAACTATCTTTAGTTAATATGTAGCCACTTCCACCTCCACCTGCTCCCACACCATTCATTCCTGCACCACCAAACCAGCCACCTCCACCGCCTTCGCCAGTTGAATCTTTAGCAGAACACCCTTTTCCAAAACTTCCGTTTTCTGTGCTTACACGACCAATACCACCTTGATATTGAGTACCGCCGGGACGATGTCTGTCGTTAGCACTATACCCAGTACCTCCTGCTAATCCTCCTCCTGCACCACCAGTATAAGGAGAATATGAACCACCGCCACCACCTGCGACAATTATACGAGATAGCAAACCTTGCTCATTATCCCAAGCACCACCAACGAGCCTTATATCAGTAGCACCACCACCGTACATAGAATAATAAGTACCCATAACCTGTTGATTTAAATAACCTTTACCACCGCCATTAAAACCACTTTTAGTGTTATTACTCGTAGATGAAGAAGCAAAACCACTTTCGCCGACGTAAACATATAATGTAGTTTGTTTTTTTAATGTAATTTCACCTTTAGAATATCCGCCTTTAGCATCAGTATGCCAAGAAGAATTGTTGATACCTCCAGAAGAACCCCAGCATTCAAATTTATATTTGCCAGGTTTCAATATAACACTTTGTGGCGAACCATTATAACCAAAATTCCATTCAGTCTGCATTTTCTCACTCTCCTCTCTAACAATAAGTTATTAACTCATTTACACTAGTTGCAATATTAGATAAACCACCATTTACCTTTTCTTCTAGATTAACAAATCTATCTTCGATTTTCTTAGACGAATAAGTAGTCATTTCAGATACTCTGTTATCATCTACAGTTGCATTAATAAAATGAGTTTCTGCATTTCCATTTATCACATAAACGTTTAATTCTGACCTTGTTTCACTTCTAACTTCTATAGAATTATCATCTATAATTTTAAAGTTTGTAACTGCATTTTCTTTTGTAGTAGCATCTATAATATTTACAACTATTCTCTGTGTTAATAAACTATGTGTTACAGTTGCTTTGAATCCACTTTCTGCATCCTCAACCCAATCATCAATTGCGACCCTTTGAGTGTATGCAACATTTGAGCCACCTGCGATTAATTGGTCGATTTTAGTATTTAACTCTGTTTTAGCAGTTTCTATGTTGCTTGTTAATTCTGTTTTAGTTGTATCAATTTTAGTATTAACAGTACCTATTTTAGTTTCTAAGTCTTGTATATCTTTGAGTGTTGCAAAGATTATTGTTGGGTCAATTTTAAGTTCTATATTATTTACATTAGATACAATAAGCACAGTTTTAACCTTCATGTCTACCACTGCACCTTGTTCTATAGAAGGTTTATAACACTCTTTGTATTTAGAAATGGCAATTAAATTATTTTCATCATCTAAATATCCTATTTCTCTTATCATAAACCCGCCTACACTTGATGGTATTAAACTCTCTAATATTATACAATTTGGTGCAGTTTCATCTGTAGTTGTATTTCCGATATTGCCTTCCCATACCACATTTTTGAGAGCTGTCTGACTCTCAGTTGGAGTATATTCACTCCCTCCTCCATCACCAAGTTGAATTTTTACAAATCCCACTTTATTACCTGTGACACTTGCATTTGCTATCTTTGCTTTCCCTACATCTGTAATTATAGTGTAATAACTTTTATCTATAGCCAATATATCACCTCCTAAAATATTGTTATCTCTTGGTATCCAACTCCATTGCCAGTTAATACATCAATTTCTCCATAAGTTTCTATATCTGGTGGACTCCAAGGGTATATAGTTATTTCTTGACCTATTAGGGTTGTTATACCAAAATTCATATAATTGTCTTTACTTACAAGCACTCTAGTGTAATCTAAAGTCATGTTGCAAGGTTTAATACTACTTACAAAAGAATGAACCTCCTCAAACCAATCTTGATTTCTAGCATCACTTTCAAGATGTATATTATAAGTAGCATTATTAATAGTTAATTCATAATTGCCTTCTCCAACTATACTATCTAGCCAGTTCCTTAAAAATCTCTCTGAGTAAGGTAGTTTACTTATATATTTACTAAAAATCCTAAACCTTCTATCTTCTAAACTCTCATTACTTTTAGGAGTTATAGACATTATCTTTTCCCATCTTTTTATACCACTTGGAGTTAAATCCTCTAAAAACTGGTCACTTGATAGGTCATTTAATTTTTCATGTAGTGTTTTTATTTCTTTGTTTTCTACATTAAATACTTTTATATATTCTTCTTTATCTTGTAGAATTTGTGGTAAGTAATTTATTAGATTAATCTCTTTATCCAACTACCTCACCTCTCACTACTATACTGTTACTATCTATTGTTAGATTAGATTTAACATCATTTATCATTGTGTTTGTAATATCTAACACTCCATCTATACTAAGTAATCTAGTTTCAATTTGAGATATACGGACTATTAAGTTTTCTTCATCTTCCCAACTCATATTAAGTTCATTTAAATAGTCATCAACTGCTTCTTCTGCAATTGATTTT